GTACTCGAAATCTACATTTTCAATCATAACATCCTCAACAATTTATAATTTTTGTGATGATTTCTATCACCTTTGTATGTTTTGTGCAAATTTTGTTTAGTTAAGTTATTATTCAAACAAAATTTAGAAAGATTCTCCACTTCTATTGTATCACCACTAGGAGTTTTGACCAACCATTTTTTAGAATTGTTCGGCATTATAAAAACATTGTTTCTAATAGCATCTTGAATATTCTCTTTTATAGTTCCCCACTTTAAATTATCTAAAGAATTATTATCTTTATTGTCGTCAAGGTGTCTTACTACTTCGTGATTGTGTGGATTTGGAATAAATGCCATTGCAAGAAGTTGATGCAATCCTTTATGTTTTCTTTTACCTTCTATGTCATATAAAGTGAAAGCATAATATCCTCTTTTATTTTTATGTCCATCTATAAATTTTTTAAGTTTAATTGAATAAACTTTTCCATTTGAATATATTTTATAGTAGGGATATTCATCAAGTATTTTATAGTCCGTCTCCATCATCATCGTTTACTAATCTGTATGAATTATTTATACGATTAGTCACATCGTCATAGTCATCGTCTCCATCATAAAATACTTCGTCGTAATCGGAAAGGTGAGGAGCAACGTCCTCATAGTTTAAATAGGAATCAGTGTCAGAATAAACTTCTGATTTAAGACAATCAACAAGAGATTCTAGATTCCTTATAATTAACTTAAGCTTTTCTTTGTCCATCTCATTGAACCTCAACAAAGGTATTATACACAAAAAAAGAGGGTTCGTCAAGAACCCTCTGATTTAAATAGATTTCAAACCACTCATCCAAATGAATGAGATAGCATGACCAATAGATGCAACCTCTATAAGTTAATTGACAACAAGCGGGTAGCCTGTTGTCTTTATCCATATCATTATGATGATATGTGTAATTTTGGATTACTTCACCTTAACTTGACAGTTACCTGCCATGCATAATTGAGCATTGTGACGACGATCTTCTTTTTGCTTTTGCTCTTTAATGAGTTGAAGCACGTTGATTCTCTTCATCACTTGTCCTCCTTAACGAACTTTACACCACGATAAACTTCGTTATGCTGTTGAGGCTGCTGTTGTTCTTGTCTTTGCTGACGATACTCTGAGGTATCGTAAGCTTGACCACGATAAACGACTTTAGACATTGGTTTACTCCAAAGAAATGAGATGGTTAAATCCCGTTCCTTCGGGCGGCGTTTGCGTCCCTAATGGGATGAACGATCCCGTCCTACTTGCGTCCAGTTTCCTGGATGAACGTAAGGGTATTATACCCCAGACAATATAGTTATACAAGTAGTTTTGTAAAATGTAATACAATTTTACAATATTTTAATCTCTTTGTCTCCAGTCGTCTGGTTTATCTCTGTTAAACCAATCAACGATTTCATCTGCGGATTCAAAACCTGTTCTATGAGTGGATGGATCTGGATCTCCCAAACCCATCCTATTCATAAAATCATCCAAACTACCTTCCTGCATATCAGGATTGGCAGCCTGTCTCCTTGCTTTACGAATCCATTCACGAGCAGTTGTGTTGGACTTTCCTAACTTTTCCGCCCATATCATATCAGAGAGAGAAACTTCTTCATTAAGAGCAATCTTACTACAGATTGACTCTAGTCTCAGGCGGTATGCGGGTGAAAGCATTTGTGTCTTCCAATAGATAGTGTTCTGATTAATTGATATATTAAGTTAATGGTTTGCCATTTTTATCAACTAGTCCAAGTTTCTTTACTTGTGCAATATTAGATTTTTCTTTCTTTTTAATCTTTTTATACTTTTTTATAATTCTATCTATCTCTCGATTAGATATGTTTACTTTGAATTCATCTTCATTTGAAACAAATCCAAGTCCATTTTTTTTCATTTCTTCTTGATCATCAACATAATCATTGATTACCTCTTGGATTTCATCTCTAATGAGAGAGTTTATTTGATTTCTGAGATCTTCTTCATTCATCTTTTTTTCTTTTTGTCAGATGCTTTATATCCCCAAAGTTTAGGATTAGTCCTACCATATCCAAAGTCAATCTTTTGAACTGCTCCCGGACCGTACTTATCGTAGTAGAAATCAAATAAGTCAACTCTTTTTCTACAACGAGTTACATCCATAAAAGTTTCACCATCCACATTATACCAAATCAGGTATGCATCATTTGGAAGTGATGAATCTTTTGCTTGAACCATAGTTGCTTTTTCAAAAAGGATTTCACACCCATATTCATGAGGCAGATGTCTTGTATTTTCTCTCGTTGAATCTGCCATAACTTTCTCCGCAACTACACTCACGAACGATTACCCCATTGAATATCAGGATAAGCCTCTTTTACAATGTCAAAACTGATTTTATATTTTTGATTAAGATTCTTATCTTTTACTAAACAAATAATCTCTGCTTCTTTTGGATGAAGTCCCTCTAGCATTTGAATGAACATTGTTTCTCTTCGAAGAGATGAAAGACTGTCATTTCCACCTTTAATAAAATGATAAAGATTTCTATATTCTCTTCTGAGAGATGTGTGATCAGTACCAATGGGAACTTCATTTTCCTTATAAGGAACAGTTCCTTCTGGAATTGCCGATTTTACAGAATCATCAAAATTCCAAATAAGAATTGCCTTTACAGAGGGGTCAGAGTACTCTTTTAAAATATTAACTTTATCTTGTTTAGTTTTTTGTTTAACAACCAATTCAAAGACTTCATGAATAAATGGATTGGCAGGAAGTTTTTTATTTACTTCCGATTGAGGAGTAGTCTTTGCTGGAGTTTTCCTAGTTCTACTCGTCGTCTTCTTCGTCGTCGTATTCGTAGTCATTTTCAAATCTCACTGCTAAAATTTCGTCTGGAATTATGTTTCCATGTTGATCAAACATTTCTGGGTGTGTATATGAGGGATATGTGCTCTCATAGAAATGTTGCTTTGCCATCCATCCTATTACTCCACCAACAAAAAAGAACATTAATGAAACAAGAGTACCGATGGTTAGAGTTACTGCTAACATTTTTTTCTCCGAGAGTTATTTTTTCCGAATATCCAAATGAAATTCGAATTGTAAATGTATCTCTCGTTTAAGGAGAGAAATCATCTTACCAAACTTTATTTGGAATGTTTTTGGTTCTTCAGATTTCTTCCTCCTTTTTCTTAACAATAATTCCACACCCCGATTGATCTCGGGTTCGGAATTATTTAGTTTGCTTTTTACGTCTCCCCTTTCTTTTGTCATGATTATACTTCCACGCATCTTCTAAGATGCCATACAAATAGTTTCTTATTTTTCTTGCTTCTGGTTTTGATATATGACCATAAGCTTCACGAAGTTGTTTATGCATTTCGTCAGCACCACCTTCAAGGTAATCATCAAGATCCATAACTACATTACTAATGTTTGAAGCTGTAGAACTTTCGATAAACTCTTCCACTTCAAACTTTCGAGCACCTTTTACCTTAAGGTAATCATAAAATTTCAGAACAAACTTACCCTGAAATGCATAATCAATTGCCTTTTCAACGTCATTATAGACTTCTTGAAAATTAGTTTCCATTAAACTAAATTTTGCTCCCTTAGATATCTCACAGTGTCGGTACATCCTCCGACATGTTTATCATTCACAATTACTTGAGGGAATGTACAACCCTCACCAAATTCTGCATAGAATTCTTCTTTAGTAAAGTCGGTATTCAATTTGTATACTACATGCTGTAGGTTTGCTAATTTTAACACCTGTTCTACTTTTGTGCAATATGGACAACCATCTTTAGAATAAATTGTAAATTTCATACCTTCTTTTAAAGATTGAGAATTATTTAGTGTGTATAATTGAGGCCAAGTATCTCTAATTATCTCGGCTAGTTTATATGGTGTGTTAGAACTGATCATAAAAAAGGAGGGTTTCCCCTCCCCACTTTAAATGAATTGAATGCAAATGTCAATCAAAGTGCATTGCCCCTCGGAAGTACTTCCTCTGGAAATACAAAGTTCTCATGTGGTTGGTCTACTGGAGCCATCCAAGCAAGAAGACATAACATTTTCCTCAGGTTCTAGATTCTAGATTTCCAATCATTTTTCCAAATTATACCGAATGTGATCGGCCTGTTCAGGTCCAAACACTTGAAGTTTACGACGTTTCTCCTGAGTGTTGGTAATGATTATTGCTGCTGATGTTGCGGGAGGTATGA